ACTTTAATGACTCCATTTTCCATAGTCATTTCATTTCCTTTACCCATTTTAATTGGAAATATGTGACCTGCTTTTAATATATCATCAGGAGTTTTAACCATATCGGTTTCTTTTATTTTTTTCCACATCTTATCTGTATCAAATGTTTTCATTGGATATGGACAAGAAATAACATCTTTATCTGCACCTATCATTTTATATATAGTTTTAGAATTAAAATCTATGTCTGAGTCTATGAACAATAAATAATCATAATGATCTTTATGATTTAAAAATTCTGCTACACATAAATTTCTACCTTGTGTAACTAAAGATGATTTAAGTAATGTAAAACTAACTAGTATACCTTGTTGCATACAGTCTAATTGAAACTTTAATACAGCTTGAGTATAATGCATAGACACTTCACTATGACAAGGAGTACAAACCATTATCTTTGCTTTTGGTTTATCTATAATATTACCTATGTTAATAGTTCTAACGTTTGAATCTACCTGTTCTATTTTTTCTGTTTGATAAGTATCTGCGTTAGCGGTTGTTTTCTTTTTTTCAGAAAACCATATTGGTTCATTATTTTGCATTTAGTGCTCCTCTCAAAAATCTTGTCCATGCTTGTCCTTTTACTCCCCAGTCATAAAATCTATTTACATAATTTTGTTGCATCTTTAAATGATCCTGGAGCCCTGGAGCATGAAGCATATCCGCAGAAGCTTCTATACCTGCAGCAAACTTTCTAGCTAAACTTTTGTAATTATTTGAATAAGGTACATACATTGGAAACTCTGCACCTGTTTCATATATAGCACCATAATTAGTTGTAATACAATATAGACCCGCTGACATTGCTTCAAGTAATGAAATACAAGATGTCTCTTCCCAGATACTTGGGTATACAAACATTCTATAGTCTTTTAAATTTTTTTTAATATATTCATTTGGTTTATAGCCAATGTAATTTACATTAGGTAGTTGTCTTGCTTGTTCATATAAAGCTTCGTATGATTTATCATTAGCTTCTGCAAAATCTTTTCCATATACTTCACAAGAAGAATAAACATCTAAACTAATTAATGGATTGTTAACTAATTGCATTGCACCTAATAATACAGATAAACCCCTCCAAGGTGTGCAGTGATGAATTATTTTTATTGGATCACCTTTTTTATATTGTGTTATAACTGGTTGTACTTCTTCAATACCATTTTTAATAACTACACATTTCTCTCTTGGTAGATCAAATCTTTTTGTAAACTGCTCAAAGTTCCAATTAGAATTAAATACATACCAATCATATTTATCATGATTTGATTTATCACTAAACCATGGATTTAAATTAGGTTGATCCCAAGAATTTTTTTGCCAAAGAATATTTAACTTGGTTGGGTGTAAAGGTATTTTACCTGGAACTGATGTGCAAATTTCTACTTGATTAAGTAAGCTAGGTTCTACATGCTTTCTTAAATATTCAAATTGTAGTTCTGTTCCGCCTCTAGGATTTTGGTTTGTCATTATTTTGATTCATTACTTTCTGAAATACTTCAAGACCTTTGTTAGTAATTTGAACTGTAACATCTTCTACAATATCAGGTCCTTCTACTTTCTCTTTAAATACTTCTCCTGTCTTGGTATTTCTGTATGTTGTTGTGGTTACACAATCTATTTTAGGTATATCATGTGTATGTGGAACATCACCGCCTTCATGAGAGTGAGTGATACCATTATCGTGAGTGTGCTCTAATTTATCTTTATCCATTTTCTTGTGATCTATCTATCAAAAGATAACTTATTTGTCCAGTGATCTCGTTTGCTGTGTCTGCCTGTATTTTTAAAATATCTCCACCTTCTAGGTTAATAACATTTTCAACTAAATTTACTGTAGACTTATTTAATCCTACATGTGCTATTTCTACATCAGAACCACCTGATTTTTTTAAATACAAATCTACATCTACATTACTAGCTGATGCATGACTTGCTTGCACTGATCTAACAATTGCAATAGCAGACGTAGTAATAGTTAATGCTGTTGTTAAATTGGTTGTTGTTAAATTAAACGTTTCGCTTTTGAAAAAATTAGCCACCTAAAAACCACTCCTTTTGATCTTCTTCATTTTTTAAATCTTGTTGAAAAGAGAAATTAAGTTGATTTTTTAAAGTGTCAAGAGCTTCTAAAATTTGTCTTTGATTGGATACATCATATTCTTGCTGTGGTTCTGGTATACTAACTACTACTTTTGCCATTATCTTCTTCCATCTGGTTGAGCATCGACTCTCAAAGTTCCATATCTCCAAGTTTCACCGGTGCCATCATTTTCTATTTTAATTGATAATAATCTTCCTCTTGCTCTAGTGTCTACCTTATCAGTAGAATTGGTAATTGTAAATGGGCCAAGAGGTGAGCTAGATGCAGTGTTATTTGGATAATCATTCAATAGTAATGTAATTTTTGAATTACCTGTAAGAACCTTAAAGTCAGGTATAAATCTTTTTACAGACATAAAGAACTCTCCATCTCCTCTGTAGTCAACCATACCTGTTGATTGACCTTGTCTAGTTCTAGCTGCTGTAATATCAAAGTCTCCAGATTCAATAAATGCATTAATAGAAGTTGTGCCTGATGAATTAACTTGATCAGTTCCAACTTCGTGAGCATAATAAGTTGAAGCTCCATATGTGTTTGTAATACCCAAGATATCTCCAAATACAGGTAGTGATGTTTTATCATATTCAGTAGCATATGGCACATCAAAGACTCCGGTATCTACATACGAAGTTCTAGCTAATGATGAAGTTGTCCAAACATTTTCATTATAATTATAAGTAACACATCTATCAATTTGATCTGATCCTGATTTTGGGTAAAACCAGTTTACTTCTCCATATAAAGTATTGTGTTCTGCATATATAATTTCGTTTGCATTATAGTTTATTCCCAAATTATTAGAAGTTGTTGTAAAAACAAAATCTTCAACTAAACATGGTAATGATTTAACTGTACCATCAAATACAAAAAATCCACCTTCACCTGACATCCAAAATACTTTACCATCAGAATAACTTAATGCATGTTGACCGATACATCCACAGTTAGTACCAACTTGTCTTACACTAAATGTAAATGGCGGACCAACAAATTGAATTACATAAGCAGAGCTATCTGTTAATACTAATGTATAATCTTTACCAGATACTGCTCCAACAATTCTATTTCCTTTATCTAATCTAAATGTACCTGCAGTATTAACTGCAGTAGGTGTATAATCATTTAAGTCTTCTTGATTTGAAAATCTTATAAACATTGGATCCTGAGTCGTAGGATCTCCAATAGTTGTTTCCGTTCCAAAATGAAATAAGTGTCTATCTCTATCAGATACTTGGGTTAATCTTGATGCAGTTGGGTTAGCTGAAGTTGAAAAACCAGATGTAGATTTAGATGCTCTAATTGTTCTAGCACCTGATGCTCCTGCATTCCAAGTAAAAGTTTCTCCATCTCTAATTGTTGCAACAAGAACTTGTCCATAGTTATCAAGACTCCAGTTTCCTGGATCTAGAACTACAGAACTTGTAGCTCTTTCAGTTCCCCAAGTAGACGTGTTCCATGTAGAAGTACCCCAACCATAACCCAGTGTTTGAAAAACAGGACCTACTTGAACATAAGGATTAACAGTCGCTGCACCTGCTGCAGTCATACCAGTTCCTCCTTCATTTCTTACAGCTTGCACTGTAAATTTATCTACAGTTGCAACTGTTAAAATTTCATAAGCCACTTCTAATTCTGCTGCTGTAAAGTCGGATGCACCTGTAACAGTTACGCCAGATAAAGTTATATATCTTCCAACTTCTAATCCATGTGATCCTTTATTAACTTGTAAAACATTTGAGCCATTAACAGTTGTTAGTGTGCATCCTGTAATAGCTGTATCTAATGGTGTAATGTCAAAAAGCTGTTCTCCATAATATAAAAATAAACCTTGAGAAGTTCCAATAGCTGCATATCTTTCACCCGCTAAAGATGTCCAGGTGTGTTGAGCACGTGCTGCTCCAGGTAGTGTTTCACCTGCAATAGATAATTGATTCCAACCACCTATTTTTTCAGGTAATCCATATCTAAATCTAACAAAATCACCATCGACCCATTGAGATTCGGCCCCTGAATCTGTGACCATCTTGTTAAAACCAGGCTTGAAATTTAATTTTTGTAGCATATAGTGCTTTATATATTAGTTTTACAGAGAATGAAAGTATCATAATTATGGACCATTTGGAAGCAATTGTAGAAATTAAAGGTGTAATTAATCCAGATATTATAGAAAAAACTATACCTTTAATAGATGCTAAAGCAATAAAAAATTTATCTATTAGAGGTAATGTTGTAAATGAAAATATAAGAAATGTTAAGGGATATCATTTAAATTTTAAAACACCTACTAATATGTTTTATTTTAATTATTTAAAAAAAGAAATTGAAAGATTATATAAATTTTATAAAGTAAAATTTCCAAAATTTGCTTCAAATAACATTAGTCAAATAGATTTATTAAAATATTTACCTGGAGGTAAATACGAAATACATACTGATCATTATAGTTCTACTCCAAGGCATTTAAGTATAATCATGAATTTAAATAATAATTATAAAGGAGGTGATTTAATTTTTACTGATCAAAAAGAAAAACAAATTAAACGATTAAAATTAGACCGAGGTTCAATTGTATTCTTTCCAAGTAATTTTATGTATCCTCATATTATTGAACCTATAACAAAAGGAACAAGATATAGCGTGGTTGCATGGTTAAAGTAATAAAAAATTTTTTTAATAGAGAAGAATTAAATCTTCTTCAAAAATATTGTTATAATAAATTAGATGAAGATAAATACTATGAATTAAACGATGGTCAAGCTTTCTCTCCTGCCTGGTATTATGACCCTTTAATGAATGCTTTTTTAGATGTAAAATTACCTATTGTAGAAAAAAAATCTAATTTAAAACTATTTCCTACTTACGCTTATTGGAGATATTATGTATTAGGAGCGACATTAGATACACATAGAGATAGACATGCGTGTGAAATATCAATAACTGCGTGTATTAAAAAATATGATGACTGGCCTTTAATAATAGAAAATAAAAAAATTGAATTAAAAGAAGGAGAAGCATTATTATATAATGGTCACCACCAAAAACATGGTAGACCTGGTGTTTATAAAGGAGAAGGTATGGCTCAAGTTTTTTTACATTATGTTAATCAACATGGTCCTTTTACTCATCATGCATATGATAATCATATTAAAAATTTATGAATGAAAAATTAGTAAATATAAATAATTTTATAGGCGTGTATGATAATTACATTACGCCAGAAGAATGTAATAAAGCTATTGAATTATATGAAAACCAAAATAAATTTAATAATACTATTAATAGAATAGGTTTTGAAAAAGCCTCCATACTTCAAAAACAAGATCAACAATTTTTTGCAGCACCTCATAATATAAATGTATGGTGGGAGTCACTAAAATCAATGATGATAAATTTTGACTTGGCTTGGAATCATTACGTAAAAAATGTAGGTGCAGACGATGCTTATGGAACTCCTTTTCATTTTACAGATTTAAAAATACAAAAAACATTACCAACAGAGGGTTATCATGTTTGGCATATAGAACATGGTAAAGGTTATGAAAACGAACCAAGAGCTTTTGTTTTTTCAATATATTTAAATGACGTAGAAGAAGGAGGAGAAACAGAATTTTTACATTTTTCAAAAAGAGTAAAGCCTAAAACAGGTAGAATAGTTATCTGGCCGGCAGGTTTTCCTTATATACATAGAGGTAATTCACCACTCTCCGGTGAAAAATATATTTTAACCTCTTGGATGATGTTAAGATAATGAATAAATACATAAAGTGTATAAATTATTTAGTATCTAAAAAAACTAATACCATCCCACATGGAAATAAAAATTTATTTCAACATCTAATAAATGTCTATGACAAATTAAGAAAATGGAATTGTCATGAAGACATTTGCTATGCTGGATTATTTCATTCTATTTATGGTAATAATAGTTTTACTTTTAAAACAGAGGCAGATAGAGAAATAATTAAAAAATTAATTGGTAAAAAAGCAGAATTATTAGTTTATTTATATAATCAAGATAGGTATCAAAATAAACAACTACAAATAATATCTTTAGCTAATGAGTTAGATCAAAATTTTATTTATGTACTAGATAATTATTTTGACAAAGAAGACACATCCAAAATTTATTTTTATTTTAGAGATACAGTTCCTTGGAACTTTATGGGTTCTGGTAGGGATGAAACTAAATGGAGAAAATTTAAATATGACTTAATGTTTAAAAATAAAATTGAAAATAAATTTAAGAAAGATACAGAAAACATTTTAAAAAACTTAAAATTTTTTGATTTATTAGAATTAGAACGAGCTTACGCCAGTGCTAATCCTTATGGCACTGTACATGAATCTCACAGAGATTATGATATAAATTCAAATGGAGGTATAACTGTAATGTATTATTTAAATAACAGTTGGGATTTAAGTTTAGGAGGAGAAACAGTTTTTTACGATATTAATAAATATGATATTCAAAAAAGCGTTATACCAAAACCAGGTAGGGTTGTAATCTTTGATGGTTTAATAGAACATTGTGCTAGAGATACTATTAGAAATTTTAATGATTTAAGAATGGTATTAACTTTCAAATATAAAATAAATGATAAAAATTATAGATAATTTTTTTGAAAAAATTTTATTTCAAAATGTAAAAAATCATGTTGTAAATAAATTATATTATGAACCAAGATATCTAACTAATAAAGAAAAAAATAAAGAGAATCATTACGGAAGTAGATTTATTTTACTAAATGATTTAAAATTATTAGACACCTTAGCTAAACAAGCTGAAAAAAAATTCAAAATTAAAATAAAAAAAATGCATAAAGATAGTGGTGTAGACATAAGAAATTTAAATCATTTTATACCTCACATGGATAATAATATAGGTTCAAAAATAAATGTATTAATTATGTTAAATGGGCCAACTGCTGTTACCAATGGAACTGTTTTTTATACAGATAATGAATTAGATATTCATGTGGGTTTTAGAGAAAACAGAGCTGTTTTATTTCCCTCAAACTGGCTTCACTCTGCTCACGCAACTAATGTGCCAAATTTAATAAGACACACTGCTACTTTATTTGTAATGGATTATGAAGAATAAGAAGTAGGTCTTGCGCCTATTCTAGCTATTTTTTCTGCTTCAGTTTCACCATCTACATTATTTGCATCCCAATCTGATTGTAGAGCTGATAAATGATGTGTATCCCACCTAGTAATAAAATCTTGAATATCACCTAAGTTAGCATCTTCCCAGCTAGAGTGAGGAGTTTCATCTCTATATTCCACCGCATCATTAGAGTTAGCTGTACCATATTGAATTGCCCAAATGTTAGAAAATTTAGATTGGCCCCAAAAAGAATCATCAGAAATATTATATCCCACACCTTCAGAAGCACCTTCAGCGTGATTTTTAATAATTATTTTGTCTTCAAATACTATTGTCCAGTTTCCTTTACTTGCCATAATTTCTCCTAAGTTTTTATAATATACATAATTGTTAAATAAGGTTGTAAAACTGAAGTTGCATCTCCAGAAAAGTTAGCAGACATGTTGTGAGAGTGACCTCCGCCAGAACCTGAACTACCTGTATTACTATTTCTTCCTTCGGGACCTCCATCATTTGAATAACCACCGCCAGGGTTTGCCCCTGAACTGTGAGAGTGTGATGCAAGTTGAGGTGTTGATAATGTAGCATTAGCTGTTGAACCACCAACATTTCCAGTTGATGTTACAGTGTTTGCTCCACCAGTTGATGCTAAAGCTTTGTTATTAGATTTTCCAACCGGTACGTTGTCAGCTAAATTAGGAACGTTAAAATTACCGCCTCCTGGATCACCGTAAGTTGTACCAATGATTGCATATAAAGCTGCGTAAGTAGATTGACTTACTGATTGTCCATTACATTCTAAAAATCCAGATGGAACAGATGAGTCTGACCATGGCACAATAGTTGCTGTAGGAATACCTTCAATACCTGTAAGGTTTGCTCCATCAAAATCATATTTAGTTGCTTCGTAATTTGACATATTCTATTTCTCCCTATAAGTCCAACCTGTTGTAGCGTCTCCAGAATATACTAAACTGAAACCAGCACCTTGTGTACTAACTGTAAGGTCAGATGCACTATTAGCTATATTAGAAGAATTTCTACCAACAGTCAATGCGTTAGTATTAAAATCATAACCTTGATCTATAAATGAAACTTCATCACCTGCACTTGGTGACGCTGGTAGCGTTACTGTAACTGCTCCACCATTTGTATTTACTAAAAGTTGAGCTCCAGCTTGAACTGTTTCAGCCGCTGATACTGCTCTCCATGTTTTAAGTTCACCTGCTTTTACAACATTAGTTCCATCAGAATATAATGTGTAAGTGTGACCTTCACATAAAAGTACACCTGTTCCAGATGTAGTTTTAAAAGTTAGAGTAAAACCTGCATGATTACATGCATCTTCAACAAGATAAGTTTTTTCAACTGAATCTGGAATAGTAACATTTACGTTTGCTTCAA